ATTACGGCATGATCTATGGCGCCGCCGTCGCTATGGGTTTTATCATCCACCGCGTGAAGCCCCAGGCATGGCAGGCCGCTCACTCCCTGGGCAAGAAGAAGGACCACGGCAAAAACTGGAAGGCTCATCTCCGTGCCCGGGCTCAAGAGCTCTTCCCCACGCAGTCGGTCACCCTATGGTCTGCCGATGCCCTGCTAATCTTCGACGCGGCAACCCGCCGCGCAATTAACTGAGTTTACATAACTCGACCATACCCTCCCTTTTGTAACCTTCCCAACCTATGAAAAAGAACCTCCCCACTTCCACCGCCGAGATCCGCGTCATCCCGAAGACGCAGTACATTCTGCTCCCTGATAACAAGGTCGCACGTCTCCTGACGCCCACCGTCCGCCCCTCCGGCGATAACTACAACCTCCGCATCGACGGTCGCACCCGCCAATTCACGCTCGACGCCATCAAGGCCATCATCGACGGCGCTGACCCGGCCACCGTCGGTAACAAATAATCCCCCACCATGAGCACCACGCCCAAGAACCAAACCCCCACCGCCGACCTGATTGCCGCCCTGGCTCAGCTCGACAACGTCAAACCTAACAAGGTCAACCCTGGCTTCAAGAATCGGTACGTCTCTCTCGACGCGCTGCTCGACGCCATCAAGCCCGTCCTCCTCGAGCATAACCTCGCTCTGATCCAGACGCTCATCTCCGAGGAAGGTAAGGTCGGTATCAACACCGCCTTCCTCCACGCCTCGGGTGAGCGCTTCGACTTCGGTCGCCTGATGGTTAAGGCCGAGGGTCTGGACGCCCAGAAGATTGGCGGCGCCATCACCTACATCCGCCGGCAGTCCATTCAGACGGCTTGCGGTATCTCCGTAGACCTCGACGACGACGGTGCTGTCGCGGCCTCTGGCTTTCGCTCTGCGGCCACTTCGCAGACTATCCTAGGCGGAGGCTCTGCCCCTGCCTTCTCCCCCACCCCTCGCCCCCTGACCAAATGAGCGACCCTAAGCCCTTCGACCCCTTCGACCCCATCTCCGCCGCGATGGGCGCCATGCACGGCCAGAACCTCCTCGCGGCTAAGGACGCCCGCATCAAGCAGCTGGAAGAGCGGCTGGAAGGCATGCGCGAGGCCGGTGACGAACTCTGGTACTGCGTCCGCCACGCCCAGCGCATCGACGCCGACGCCCTGATTGAGGCTATCGAGGAATGGCAGGAAGCCCGCAACCATGCCTGACATCCCCGCTGGCATCGAACGCATCGCCCGCACCGTCCAAGGCCAGTACGCTCTGCTCCTGCTCCTCGATGGTTACCCCTATGTCGAGATGACCGCCCGCAAGCAAGCCGACTACCTCTCCGACCTTGGACTCTGGAAGCGCAAGACGCACCCGTCGCTTGCCCGGTCGCAGGTCCGCTTCTTTACGCTCGCTCCCAGTGGAGAACTAAAAGAACTTACCTTCACCCGATGACCAATCGCGAATACCTGAGGAACATCCTCACTCAGCTCGGTGGCGAAGTCGCCGCCCTACGTCCGACGCCCGATGATTCTCACCGCCTTGCCGGTGACGACCTGTATCATCTTCAACTCGCCATCAATGAGGCCGCAGCCGAACTCGAGCGCCTGAGCGCCGATGACATCGAAGAGGCCTATCACATCAAACCGATCTACGACCGCCTCAAGGCCGTTGTCGCTCATGAGCGCGTCCTCCGCAATCAACTCGACCGTGTGGCCCTCGCCGCCGACAACGCCATCGACCTTTGCAACCTACTTTCAGCGCACGTCGAAGAGCACAACCCAAGCGAAGACGACGCCGCCCTTTAATTTCCCACCACCATGCCACAAATCCACGACAGAAAAGAATACCGCGCCTTTCCAGCGCTTAACCAGTCAGCCGCAAAACATCTCCTGGTCAGTGCCTCGCACTATCAGGCCTACATCAACACGCCACACGAAGAGACCAAGGCCTTGCGCTTCGGCACCTTCGTTCACTCGGCAGTCCTCGAGCCCCACACCTTGGACGACCTTTATGCGACCGCCCCTGACGTGGATCGCCGCACTAAGGACGGCAAGGAACAGTGGGCCGCCTTCGCCACGGCCAACGTCGGCAAGACTATCCTCGACGCGGAAGAGTCCGCTACCGGGCACCTCGTCGCTTCTTTCGCCCGCCTCGCGCTCAAGAATCACGGCGTGAAGTTCGACGAGACCGAAGTCATGTACCACGTCGACTATAACGGTATCCCGCTCAAGGCCGCCATCGACGGCGTGGCCGGTGACTACCTCTGGGACATCAAGACGACCGACGATGCTTCAGCTGCCGGCATGCTCAAGGCCGTACGCAATTACCGCTACAACCTACAGGCCTATTGGTACCGCGTCGTCTACGAGCTCGCCACGGGCAAACGCCCCCTCGGCTTCAGATTCCTCTTCGTCGAAAAGGAACCGCCCTATGCGACCGCCGTCTGCGAGATCGGGCCAGAGCTGATGTCCTGGGCAGTCGCCGATTTTGAGAAGGCCGTGAACCTTTACCGCGAGTGCAGCGCCTCCGGCGTCTGGCCCGCCTACCCGGACGACGTGCAGGTCATCGACGTCAAGTCCACGACCACCGCAACCCCTATCACCTTCGCCTAACATGGAACCCACAAACGAACGCCCCCCGCTGACGAACATCTCGACCAACGGAACCTACCGCCTGAAACTCATCCGCCCCAAGGGCACCGACAAGGTCAAAGTCTGGGAGGACGGCACCTGCTCGGCCCGGCTCTTCTTCGTCGACGACAAGGGCTTCTGCCTGAGCAAGAACTTCTCGAGCAAGTACGGCAAAGCCCTGGCTATGCTCGTCGGCAAGTTCTCCGGCAAGTTCACGAACGAGATCAGGCTCGACGCGACCCCCGCCGAGTACCTCCAATACATCGACGGAGCCTGCGGCCAGACCATCCTCGTCGGCGTGGAGTGCGAAGCCAATGGCGAGTACAACGGCAAGCCCCAGTACAAGTACAAGCTGACCTATCCGAAGGGCAGCCAGAAGCCGACCGTTGCAAACGACCTGCCGAACCCCGAAGACGTCCCCTATTAATGAGCAACCGCCTCAAGATGCGTCAGGCCCTGGTCGAAGCGCTGCTCAAGGCGCCTGACCTCAACCTCCGCCGCGTTCGCCGGCGCATACGCATGTCCGCAAGACAGACGCGCATCGCTTCCCGCGAGGCCAAGGCCATCCGCAAAGCCAACGCCTCCGAATGACCACCATGGCCGCCCCGACCCTTGTTCTGATCTGCGGATATGCAAGGGCCGGGAAGGACACCCTAGCCTCGGGCATCTTGGAATGGGCGACAAGGCCTTCGCGTAAGCAGAACTTCGCCGACCACCTGAAGGACGCGGCCAATGACTACCTCATGTCGCTCAACCTCGAGGGCGACTTTCACAATGAACCCTTCAAGGTTAAGAACCGCGACTTCCTAGTCGCCGCTGGTCGACTTGCCCGGTCAATTGATAAGGACATCTTCGCCAAAAACCTTGCCTACTATTGCCCGATCCAGATGACGCCAGGGGAACAGGCGCCGGAGACGGTCATCTGCTCAGACTGGAGGTATGGAAACGAGCTGGTCGTGTGTCAGGAAATTTTGCACGACCTCGGCTGGAAGGTCCGCACGGTTTACGTCTCGACCGCCGGCATCGGCCCCGCAAATAACGAAGAGCTCGACAGCATCCTCGACATCCGCGAGCGCCACTGCTTCGACCTCGAACTGACCTTCGCCCCTAACTCCCGCAATGCCATCATGCAGGAAGGGCGCTACATCGCAAAGACATGGCGACTCTGATCATGGAGAAAGAGCTGTCCCTCGAGGAACGCATCCTCTGGGCTCGCCGTGCAGGTCTTAGCCAGGAGCGAATCGACTTTCTCCTATCGTGCCCGAAGTACACCCGGGCAGGACGTGACGGCCGCGACCCGATCATCAAGGCCGAGAACCCCAATCACCATCTCCAGAAGCTGGGCGACTGCTGGTGGCTGCGCATTCGCCGGCGCAAGACCGACATCCTCCACAACCTAGGCAAAGACCTCGACACCGCCCGCCGGCACCGCGACGAGATGCTCACCGCTTACGACTTAGGCCTACCCATCCCTCACCTAACAAAATAATGAGCATCATCCGCTGGATAGCCGCCGGGGACAATCACGGGCATCACGTCTGCAAAGAGACTGAAGAAGCCCTCGCCGTTCACATCGGCCGCTGGAAACCGACGCTCCGCATCGCCCTCGGAGACTGCTTTGATTTCGGGGCTTGGCGTAAAGGTGCCTCGACCGAAGACCAAGAGGAAGGCATCGAGGCCGACCTCAAGGCCGGCAATCACTTCATCCGCAAGGTGCTCAAGCCGACCATCTTCATGCAGGGCAATCACGACATCCGCGCAGAGGAGCAGATGCTCTCCCGCAACGGTGACCGGGCAGACAACGCCCGCCGCGCCGTGCAGTCCTACACTGACTCGCTCCAGGCTATCGACTGCCGCGAGATCCATCGCTACTCGGTCAAGGGCAAGAGCTCGAAGGACGTGAATCGCTTCCGCGTTGGCAAACTCACCGGCACGCACGGCTTCAAGACTGGCGTCTCAGCTACACGCGAGACCGCCCGCACCCTAGGCCGCCCAGGGGATGTCGTCATTCACGGACACACCCACGACTTCGCCCTCTGTACGATTGAGCACC